ACAACAAGACCAATTTGCAAAACCTGCAGTAGTCATTTCAGTAGTGTTAATTGTAGCAGTAGCAGAAATGTTATCAGAATACGATTTGCAAATATAAATTGCTTTTAAGCCACCTATACTATCTTTACAGTCTATTTTTCGCCCTCTTGTTAAGTCACAAGCCATAATTATTATTGTATTATAAGGTTAATAAAAGGGTGGTATATTTCAACCACCCATTTAAAGTATATTAAAATATGCAACCAACTACACCATCAGTTCCAATACCTGTTTGAACACCAAGTCCAAAATTCATTACAACTCTTACATTGTCTGAACCGTCATATTGATATGTTGGTATAATTTTCGCCTCTACAAGCTCAGTTCCTAAAGAAGAACCAACTACTAAATTATCAGTATATGTTGCAACAATAGCATCATCCGGCATCCCAGGACACCTGAAAATGGGGTGGCCTAAATAAGAAAGTCCATTAGGGTCTAGTGTTAATCCTAATGACATAATACCTTGATTATTTCCTGTTGAAGATAAATATTGAGCATAGAAACTAAACATTTTATTATTCATATAGAATCCAAAACCTTGTTTAAATTCTAAACCAGGGTGATTAGCCACAACAGAATCATATACTGCTGATAATGCCGTATCTATATTAGCATTAGTAGTAGCAGCACCT